GGTTGTGCAAAGCCTAAGAAAGCATCAAGAGGGACTAAGAGGGGAAGGAAATGAAAGCTGAGACAATGGACTACATCAAAGACGAGGAAAGCGATAATTTTTTTAAAGATAATCCCGAATTACTCGAGATGATTAAGCAACTCGTCGCCTTTAATTTGCCAAAAATGCAAAGAGCGTTGTCGGACAAAAGAATTAAGCACGTCAAGGTAATGAGGACGCCCCCACAACGACGGAGGTAATGGTTTCAAGGGGTTGAGTATAGCATGAGCGCCAAGGATCATGTTTTTCCGATAAACGAGTCACAAATTCCCGGTTAGGGCTCGGCCTATATGGTGCGGAACGGGTTGCTTAACCCTCACTTTTATGAGGTAAAAAGGGAGATGCAAATATCATAGTTTTTAAAGGATGCTATGGCAAAAGGAAAATACACCCCGGAGATCGTTGGAGACATTCTCTTTGCGATTGCTCAAACGGGCAGGGACGGGGACGGATACACGGCCGGGGGCATTGCTCACTGGACTTTTTACGCCTGGATCAAAAAACACCCCGAATTTAAAGAGCAAGTCGGGAGCGCTAAGCGGACTTGGAGATATAAGCTATTTAGAGACGACCCTGGAATCGTCCAAAAGGCAAGACAGCGCCTTATCGAGCATCTCGACCCCTTTACGGAGACGTGGAAATCGGTTAAATGCGAGCCCGAGCTCGTCGATGTGTATAACATGGAGTATCCGGATCTTACTCTCGAGGAGCAAATATTTTCTAAACTCTCTCTTAAGGTTGAGAAAATGGTCCCTGTGGAGGAAACCCTCAAAGCAGTTACTCGACAAGCCTCGCCTTGGGCCGTTCAAATGGTCTTGGGAAAAGACAATAATTATCGTCCTCCTCCTGGCGACGAGTCTCCCGGGGGATCCGGGATCGAGACCGTCGATTTTAAATTCGAGGACGTATAGCTTGAGACAAGTCCGGGCAGTTATCCCGACTCTCCCTCATCAAAGCCAGTTTGCAAACTCCGGGATCCACTCCCTCGAGACATTCAAGCAAGCCAAAGCTCAAGGGTTAATTCTCCCGGAGAGATACACCGGGTTAGTTGGGGGTTTCGGGTCTGGAAAGTCCCTCGCTGTCCCCCTAAGGACTATAAACCTTTTACGGTATCGGCAAGTTTTGGGTCAAAGAGGGGATATCCTTATCCTTGCCCCAACGGACGGACTCCTCTCCGAGATCAATATCCCGGATATGGAGGAGTTTCTCGATCATTATAAGATTCGTTGGAGATACAAGCCTAAATCAAAAGCCCGAATTATTGAAGTATTGACCCCTCAATTTGCAGGGCTTATTCGTTTTAAATCGGCTCATGTCCCCGAGAGGATTGTCGGGTTTAATTGCTCCGACTTCATAATCGACGAATTCGACATTATTCCCTATAAGAATCAAAAAACGGTTTGGATTAAATGCCTCGCAAGGATCCGGAAAGCATACGGAGCAACGGGCGCTATCGCTACAACCCCCGAGGGTTTCAAATATACTTATGAGCTATTCGAGGACGGTATCGGAGAGGAGGGCCAGAAAAAGACAGTCGGACCCCTTATCCGGGCCAAGACGACCGATAATATCTTTCTCCCCGCCGATTATATCGCCTCGCTCCAAGCGATTTATGACCCGCTCCTCCTTAAGCAATATATGGCCGGGGAGTTTGTCAATATTAACGGGGCCTCGGCCTACTATATGTTTAACCGGGACGACGTCGTTATCCCTTGGAGCTTAGTCAAACCCTCAACTATTCACTTATCCGTCGATTTTAATGTCGACCCCCTCACAGCGAGCGCCTGGACCAGGGACGGACAAACCTCTATACAGTTTGACGAGTTTTTTATCCGTAATTCATACACGGAGCGCTTGATCGAGGTCGTTAAGACACGTTTCCCGACTGAGCAAATCCTTTGCTATCCCGATATGACAGGAATTAAGCGAGAGACCAAGAGATCCGGCGGGGCGTCAAAGTCTGATATCGGACTCCTCAGAAATGCGGGTTTCACTATCAAGGGGACTCGAAATCCCCTCGTCCGGGATCGTCTCGCTTGTGTAAATAACGCTTTCTCTCAAGGACTCGTTAAAATTATGGATAATTGCACCTATGCAATTCGGGATTATGAACAAGTTACAAAAGATAAATACGGGGAGATTGACAAACCGTCGGGGACGTTACTCACTCACATGAGCGACAACGGGGGATATTATCTCTCCCGGACTTACCCGATAATGAAATCGAGATCGGTTCAGTTATGACAAGTAAACTATTAGATCCAAAAACTGACTTGAGCAAGTTTAAATCGACCGTCTCAAGCTCTCCATATAGCGACACGGCACAAGTTGAGAGCTATATGATAGCTAAGGGCCTCGCCAAAGCTGAGAGGCTTAAAAACGCCCAGGTCGCTCAAGATTTCCTCTCAAATGATACGATTGCAATCAAGAAATATTTAAAAGAGGATCTCCTCAGGACCTTTGACGAGGACGACGTCGACGAATTCCAATTCGCCTATATAAACCCGGTCCCTAAGATCGTCAAAAGGATATCCCTCCTCTATAAGAACCCCGCTCAAAGAGAGATTGTCGGGAACGTCGTCGGGACGGACCGCCTCAATTACGCCTTAAAGCGTACCGGATACGACAAGCACATGAGAGAGACCCATAAAGGGACCAAGCTCCATAATACCGTATTAATTGGAGTCCTCCCAGACGGCTTAGGGTCTGTCCGTCACGTTATTTTGAGACCGGATATCGTTGATATTGCAGAAAACCCGGACAATTATCTCGAAATGGACGCCCTTAAGTATCCAACCATGAGAAAAATCAAAGGAAAAGAGATAATCGTCTATGAGTATTGGAGCAAGACCGAACACCTTTGGCTTGATACGGACGACAATATAATAACAACCGACGGCGCTCCGGACAGCTCGGATCATCCCGGTTTTATGCCTTTTATCCCTGCCCGACTACAAGACGATAACGACTTTTTCGGAAACGGGATGCTCGACCTAATCGACGCCGTCCGAAATATCAATTTTCTCATGACCTCGGCGCTTGTCGAAAATATCATAATGAGCGCTTTCGGACAGCTACTCCTCATTAATACGGGGTTAAGCAACGTAAAGCTAGGGCCTAAGCACCCGATTTTTGTCGACGACGTCGACGAATCTATGGCAACCCCCGACGTTAAAAACGTCTCCGGGTCCCCTCACACGGATGAGACCCGATCAACTATCGACTGGATGCACAAAACCCAAGGCATGATTAACGGCCTCCCCGCCTCCGATTTCTCGGATACGGAGACCATCATCTCAGGTTATGCAAAATTGATTGATCACCTCGAGCTCCTGGACGAGCGAGAGGCCGACGCTTTGGTTTTTGACTCAATAGAGCTCCGTTATCTTGAAATATTCGCTAAAATGTGGAATATCTACGCTCTCGGCAATAAGAAGATCCCCGAGGATCTCACAAAGCTAAATATCACATATCCCCCGATCAAATTCCCCGAAACTCAGCAAGAAAAGACGGAGAAATGGCGAGCCCGTATCGAAATGGGTCGAGGAAATCAGATTGATTGGATCATGGAGGACAATCCCGGCATGAATCGAGACGACGCCAAGAAGAAATATCTTGAAGTCCAAAAAGAAAGCCGAGAATTGAAAATGAACATTAGAGGGGGCGCTCCGAATTCCAACGACCTCCCCGAGGAGGATTAGATCCGATGAAACCAAACGAAAAGAAGATCGACGACGCTATGACTCCCGAGGAGGTTGCTCAGGATATGCTCGACGAGGCCAATAGACCCAAGCGGAAACCTTATAATCTGAAAATCGAGGGGAGTCTTGTCCCTGGGAGAGCCCCGAAAAGTCTTGGAGGCGGGAAACGCCCTAAAAAGTAGTTAATCCACGATTATTTAAGGAGGAAAAATGGCAAAAAATAAACTTACCAAAGCGGATTTCGAGCTCTTTAAAGCTGAGTGTTCGAAGTGGATCGAGAAATTTAATCTCAATGACAACGATATCGTATTCTCTCATAAGAATATTGGACCCAACCTCGGGCAAATGGTCTATAATTACAAAGCCCGCCGTTGTGAGATCTCTCTTTGCCTCTCTTTCGATGGAATGGATAACGGGACGAATTTCAGTAAAGAGAAACAAATCAAAGAGACGGCTTTCCATGAGGTCGCCGAATTACTCCTCGCCCGGATAACCGCTCTCACTTATGCCCGATTTATTGACGGGGACGAGATCGAAGCCGAGACCCACGCCGTTATCCATAGGATTCAAAGGATTCTTTTAAGTGCCTAAAAAGGACATTTACGACGCTCTAAGGAAGCTCCCGAGCGCCCTCACTAGTAAATACCGAAAAGACGACGCTCGCCTCAATGAGTTTGAGCGGAATATGATCCGGGTCCAAAAAGAAATGATGAATCGAGTCCTCGGGCTCGTGAATAAATTGGAAATTGGCGAGGACGGGAATATCCTCTCCAATACGGACAATATCGGGACCGCCTCTAAATCCCTGGCAACCCTCCGGAGATCTCTTACTCGCTCAGGATATAAAGAGCTTGTCGCCGATCACGTCGCCGGGTTTGGGGATAACGTCGATCAAATTATTAATATTGCCCGAGCCGTTGGGGTCGAAATGGACGTCGCTGTCCTGGATCCTAAGGAGCTTACGAATTTACAAGGCGAATACCTGTCCGAGTTTGACGAGATCGGGGAGAAAGCCGTTAAGGAGCTTAAAAAGGGTATTTACGACGCAACCCTCAACGGGACGCCCTCCGGAGATCTTATCTCCAACCTCCAAAAGACGATTATCGGAGAGGACAAGCGGGGCGGGAAGCTCAAAAACTATGCTAAGACATACGCCCAAACCTCTCAAATGGGATATGACAGACACGTCGGAAACCGCATGGCCGAGGAGACGGGCTTTGTCGATTATATCTATCTCGGCCCGGACGACTCGATAACTCGCCCCTTTTGTAATTCTCACATAAATAAAGTTTTTACTCTCGAGGAGATCCAATCCCTCAGCAACGGCCAAAATTTAAGCGTCCGTCAATATGGCGGGGGTTGGAACTGTCGGCACTTTTTCCAGGTAGTCGATCCGGAAACGGCCCAAGAGATCCGGGAGAACGGTCTCGAGATGCCCGGTAAGGACAAAAAGACCCCGCCAAAGCCCAAGGTTAAGCCTCAGGCCAAGCCGAAAGCGAAAGCCGCCCCCAAAGCCCGACCCAAGCCGAAAGCGTCTCCTAAGCCTCCTAAGGTCCCGAAAAAAGCAAAAGGGGAGGACGGGGATCCGAGAGTTAAAGACGGACCCGTCCCCGTTGTGAATGTTAAAAATGACCGGGCAAATAAAGTCATAAATAACGAGACAACGGACGACGCTCGCCGGATTATTAAAAATCTGAGAAAGCCCCGAGAGATCCTCCCTCCGGATAGGGGACGATCTCATTATAAGCCGGGATCGACTCGTATTTATGCAAACCTGGACAGTCAAGAGACCCTCCTCCATGAATACGGACACCATATCGACCACATGAAAGCAATGTCGGGCAAGGTCCGGAGCTCCTCGGTTTTTAGGGTTGCTTATGGCGAGGACCGGGCAAGATTTACAGGAAATAACGCCCGCCGGATCCAAGAGCTCAAGGATAAATGGTATACGGTCGAGCAACTCTATCGAAAAAGAGGACCGAATAAGGGCAAAAATTACGGTTATATGTCCAAGACTAAGGAGTCTTGGCAATCCGGGGTTACTGACATTGTCGACGCCTTGACTATGGGGCGAGCTTACGACGAATATGGTCTCCCGGGACATGGGGGTAGATATTACAAGCAAGCCGTTTGGTTGAAAGATACTGAAATTTACGCTAATATGTTTAGCGCTTGGAGTCGCAAGGATCGGACGGGTTGGGATGAGATAAAAGAGCTCTTTCCCTCTATGTCCAAAGCCTTTCAAGCCGATATGGACGAGACCTTAAATAAGGTGGATTGGAATCAAACTTATGCAGGATAAACCGCTTACCGAGATCCTAAAAGAGAGACATTTAAAAGAGCTCAAGGTCGAACCGTATATTATCGGGCTCTATCGTCGGGACCAAGAGAGGCTTATCGAGGGGTTAGAAAAAGCCTTGAGTGATAAGGTCCCTTATGATGAGAGAGATCTCCTCTCCCGGGAGGACCGGGACGCTTTCGAGAAAGGCGAGCTCTTTCTCTAAATGGAAAAGTTTATCGGAGCTCGAGTCTCCTCGACTACAAAGCTCGCCTCGATTAAGCCGATTTCCGCTCAGTTTATGAGGCGTCTCGGGGTTAAGGTGCAAAAGGACGTCCGGATCCGGACTCTCAAGGGATCCGGGGCTTATGGATCCGAAAACAATCTCGTCGAGCAGAGACACCCGAAAGGATACTCCGAGGCCCCCGCAATAATCCCAATCTCGACCCCGGCTCTCCGGAAATACTATCGCTCAACCCTCAAAGGGGGAAACTCACGTCGAGGGATGAAAAAGGGCGACTCTAAAGCCCGCTTTGTCCGTCTCCCTGGGGGATATAAGCAGTATAGACAGATACACGGCCGAAACGTCGCTCGGGTCGATCATACTTTTACGGGATCCATGCTAAACTCTCTCCGGGTTTATGCGACAAACCGCAAAATCTCGATCACGGTCCCCGCCTCTCAGTTAAACAAGGCATATTACACCGACAAACTCCGTCCCTGGTTTAAAATGACCAAGCGAGAGCAAATCAGCGCCGGAAAAACCGTCTCGAAAGAATACGTCCGGTTTTATAAGTAACCCCCCCTTACCCTCAGATTTATGAGGTAAAAACCCGCCTTTACATTTCCCAACTTATTCCCATGAGTAAACGGAATTTATCAAAAAACTCAAATAGCTACAAAGGGAAGTCATGAAATTGACAACGGATGAGCAAGCTCGGCTCAAGATTTTAACGGGCAAAAAGGCCGACGATTTGACGGACGAGGAAAAAACAGAGCTCAAAGGGCTCGAGGAAAAAGCTGAGAAAGACGAGAAAGGGGATCCTGACTATAAGGGAGATCTATCTCAAGAGGCTTTTAATGCTATGTATGCCGAGAACAAAGCGAGCCGGAAAGCCAAAAAGGACGAGAAAATCCGAGCCGACGCCCTCCAATTACAGATTGACACCGAGGACGAGAAAAACCGTCTCGAAAATGGCGAGGCTAAAGATCTCTTGAAAGCTGAGAAGCTCAAAACCGAGACTCTCAAAACCGAAAACGAGGGATATCGCAAGGCCAACGCTAAAAAATGGGAAGCCCTCAAAAAGACTCTCCCTCCCAAGGTAGCCGACAAGTTTAAAGACGGCGACACTCCCGACATTATCTCCGCCAATATAGCCAAGTACGACGAATATGTCGAAATCGGCTTTATTACTCAGGACGGAAAGATCAAAGGGGACAACACGCCCGCCGGAGGTTTTGAAAAATACACCTGGAAAGACCTTTGCGAAACCCCAGGACTTGCCGACAAAATCCAAAGAGAAAACCCCGAGCTATACAATAAGCTCCGAAAAAATAGAAAGTAGAATTTTATTATGACCAAAATTGCCGATATCATAAATCCTCAAGTCATTGAAGATTTAGCAGTCGAAAAACTGCCCGAAAACATTGCTTTTTTAACCTCCGGCGCTGTTGATACCGATGTCGATACAGGGATCGAAGCGGGCGGAACTCACCTCACAATGTCATATTTCGCCGAGGACGGCGAGGACATGGAGGCCGTAACCGATGAGGACGCCGATCTAACCGCCCGGAGTATCTCAGAAACCGAGGAGCTCGCCGTTGTTATTCGCAAGGCCGAGCTCGTCTCAATTTTTGAGTCGGCCGTTATCGTTGGTCATAGAGATCCAAATATGACCCTCGCACAGCGTTTCGCCGGGAAAGCCGGGAAAGCTATTGATAACAGTCTTGTCTCTGTCGCTATCGGAGCGACTCCCTCCGCAAATGAGTCCGACGTTGCTGTCGACGACACGGACGCTCTCCAATTGCTCGACGCCGACGTAATTATCGACGGGGCCGGATTGCTTGGGGATCAGCAAGACGAAATCGCAATTATGATTATGCACTCAAAGGTCTATCTCGACCTTAAGAGCGCAAATCTTATTGACATGGTGCTCCCCTCAGATAGCACTCAACCAATTCCTTTTTATGGCGGAAAACGTGTGATCGTTTCGGATCGTTGTCCTAAAGACATCTCCAACGGAGCGGGATATTATGAATACACAACCTTTCTTGTAGGTAAAAAGGCAATGGTCGTCGATTATCAGAGAAAGCTCAACATTAAAACGGACGAGGATATCTCGACCCAGGTCACTCAATTTCTTATCCGAGGCGACGTTCACTATATCGCTCACCTTAAGGGAATGGGATTTGATTCAGCTACAAGCCTACCCTCCGAGGCCAATCTCCAAGACTCGACGAAATGGACACAAAAGGCTTACGACGCCAAGAGTATTCATATCGTCAAAATGATTACTAACTAAGAGATTTTGATCTCAAGGAGGCGCTTTGTTATACGCAAGAAAAAGACGACTGAGAGCCGAAGCCAAGGCGAAAGCTAAGGCCAAGGCAAGCCCCGTTGTCGATCTCGAAAACTTGGTTTTTAACCCCGTGACACTCAAAAAGGAGCACTCCCGGAAAGAGCTTAACGCTATCGCCGAGGGGCTCAAGTGTGAGGGTTACGAGGACGCCGAGACGAAACAGGCCGTTGTTGATCTTATCATGGAGAAAGCTCCTAAGGATCCCGACGACTAGGTTTTTATGGCCTTATCTATATCCATTACCGACGATATGCTCAAAGAGACCTCCGCTTTATTCGGGGGTCTCGATTCTGTCAAATGGCCGGGAGATACTGACACGGCCAAGGTTAGAGCCGAGGGGCTTCGACAAGTAAAAAACGCCCTCACTCAATCGGGTATAGATTCGGATGATATCGCCGCCGACGACGCCTCTCTCAAATTCGCCATTATATACAAGACGCTTTCTATCTTGTTTTATGGTCTCATGAGACGCCCCGGCGACGTCTGGGAGGAGAGATCTCTCAAATTCGAGAGAGAATTCCAAGACAATTTCCGCTCGGCGATTATCACCCTGGACACCGGATCGACTACAACGGCACAAGGGAGGGCTACTCGATGAGTGTTTTCTCTGTCGCTCGTGCTCTTATAAAGACCATAATCGAAGCCGAACCCCTCTCTTTTGTTGAGAGCTCCTTTATTGAGATCGGCGAGGATGCTCCTCAGTCTGACCTCGACAAAGGTTTCGCTTTAAAAGCTCTCAGTATCCCCGAGAATAGTATCTCGGCGCATATTTCGGACTCTTTAAAATTCGAATTATCTCTTGAGGTTTCTCTCCGTTGTCATACGGTCGACGAATACGAGGACAGTCTCGGAGATCTCGAGGACCTGGTCAAGGCGCTATCACTAAAATTTAAAATCGGTGAGGTTGAAGTCGGAGATCTCGACGGCGACTTTTTTATTACCCAAATCCCAATAAATACACGGAGGACATAAAATGTCCCAAGATATTACCAAAACAATTTCCGGACCTATGAGTATTAACTTCGGCGAGACTCCGATAACAGTCTCCCCGGTTAATGATACCCATGTAAAGCTAATGGGAACAATCACAAAATCTGAGCGGGTCCTCGGGTCCGGGAAGATTCTTTCTCATGTAACCGGGCGTAAACTCGCCTTTGAGATTAGTATCGACGAGGTTGTTTCCTCGGCCATGGATCTCATTGAAGCTAAAAAGGGCGAATTGGTCGCAATTACTCAACTCGATCATGATACTCTCGATTTAATCACAATCGACGACGTCGAGGAGCTTAACACCGAGCTAACCGAAAATAGTTGCAAGATTTCCGGCTTTGTTTCCGGGGATGCTGAAAGCGGTTGGGCGGATTTGTTCGCAATTACGACAACCCCCGACTAGTAAGGCTTTAGCAACGAATTGAATTAGAAAGGGAGGGCGAGTCCCTCCCTTTTTTGTAAAAAATAAGGAACAAGATCTCATGAAACGATTCTCTTTAATTCTCATCCTTTTAATGGCTTTCTCAGTCTCGCTGTTTGCGGGAGATTTAGACAAACCATCCACCGCTCGAGGAAATATCATCTCAGGAAGCGAGATCTCGGATCTCTATTCTACTGTAATCGGCGACTCGACCTTTGACAATATCAAACTCAATGGAGTAAAGACCTATCGTGCTCTTGTCACTCAGAGCTCCACAGACGCCCCCGTTGCTACCGTCCTGGAGAATACTCTCGGAGATACGGTCGACTTTACCCGAACCGGGACCGGAGCTTATGTACTGGCCTTGGATAGCTGTTTTATTGCAAATAAGACTTTCCTTTATGTCGGATGCACAAATGGAGCGCTCGTCTCGACCTCAGAGGGGGCAAGTCTCGCATGGTATAACGCCGATTCTCTCCTTTTATATACGGCCGACACGCCCGGGAGCTCACTCGCTGACTCACTCATGACAAAGACCCCGGTCGAGATCCTCGTATATCCATAATAAATAATTCAACTCGCCCGGGTTAGCGCTCGGGCTTTCGTGCAAGGGCTATTCTATGGGAATTCCAACGGCTTTTAAAGATCTCGAAAACGACAAGTATGCAATCGGACCCTCCGGGGTTATCTGTATTCGTTTGGTCATAGAGGATAATGTCTCCGAGAGACCGACCAAGGCACTCCCGACCCTTGAAAACGGTAAATTTTTAGAAAACAGCAACGGCGAGACGGCTATTCGGGCGTTTTGTTTGGAGGATTAATAGATGACCGCTTTTAAAGATCTCGTTTATCAAGTTTTTGGTCTCAACTCCCAGGGACTCCCCGGGTTTAATGTAATAATCGACGGCATCGACGTCGATGGAGCTGGAAATGTCTCTATTTTAAAGAACCTAATAGTTGCCGGGGGTATCTCAGCCGCTCCCTATTACGGTGTTACTTGGAATGAGACAACCGATGGATATGCCAGAACCGGAGCTCTATCCGGCGAAGCTACCGGAGCATCACCATCGGCCTTTATGCCAGTCCAGGAAGCCATGAAACGCTGTGTTCTGGATGATTCCGGGGACGTCCTATATTTTCTCGATCCAGATGACAGTACACTAAAAGACAATGGACAGCCAGCAACCATAACAGATCAATCGCATGGCCAGGTCATGGTCCAGATCCCTAAGTTTTGGTATAAGTACAGTTATTCAGCTCCATCGCATACCTGGGAAATCTCATCTCAACCCGTAGAAGGTTTTACGGTGCATCCTGCGTTTATCAGGGATGGCCAGGAGGTTGACTTTAGATATGTGGGTGCTTATGAGGCAAGTCTTTATGATGCCACAGCTGGTGCTATGGTGGCCAGTGCCGACATCGTGACGAGCCTGTATGCCGCCGGAGACATACTCTGCTCTATATCGGGACAGTTCCCAAAGGTGAATGAAACTCGTGCCGAGTTTA